CAGATGTGTATAAGAGACAGATTCGAAGTAATGTATGTCGATGACCGCCCTGTACATTTTCAGCTTGGTAGGATGCAATCGTATGATCTTCGCTGCGAACTTTACGAGTACAGTAGTGAAGCAATTGATACGGGTGATAGCACTATTGATGCTATTGAAGACAACAACAGTCTCAACACGTTGGTATACCAGTTCACATTAGAAGATGGTTCTGGTATCTTGAAGAGTGAAGATGGTGATAGCATACTTCAAGAATTTAAGATTGAAGATACTGCTCCTGCTGCTAACAATGCTTACTTCCAGTTCGAAGCAGATTCTATATTAGACTTTAGCGAACGCAATCCATTTAGTGAGGTTGATAGGTTCTAATGTTTGGCCATACTTACTATCACAGCATCATAAGAAAGTACATCATTATGTTTGGTACAATGTTTAACGACATTGATGTACAACGGTTTGATGCAAGCGGCAGCAGGATTCAATCTATAAGAGTCCCAATTGCCTATGGTCCAAAAGAAAAATTTTTGGTTCGTTTGGCACAAGATCCTAACTTATCAAAGGACGTTGCAATCACATTGCCTCGCATGTCTTTTGAAATTACTAGTATGAATTATAACTCTACTAGGAAACTACCATCAACTCACAAAAACGTACACACGATTACAGGTGATGAGAATAAGTTAAAATCTCAGTACGTACCCGTACCTTTCGACATTACAATTGCTTTGTCCGTGTATGTAAAGAACGCTGATGATGGTGTACAGATTTTAGAAAACATCCTTCCGTTCTTTACACCCGAATGGACCAACAGTGTCAAAATGATTCCTGAGATGGATCTTAAAATGGACATACCTGTTGTGTTTAACGATCTTTCAACGGAAGATACTTACGAAGGCGACTTTTCTACTAGGCGGGCTCTTATACATACGCTAAACTTTACAATAAAAGGCTACTTGTTTGGTCCTGTTCGAACTCAGGGTGTTATCAAGAGATCTATTGTACAGACTCATATCGAATATGCAAACACAACTGGCCTTGCAATGAGACATACAGTAACGCCCGGTCTTACAGCCAACGGCACACCAACAACTGATAGCAACATATCTATTCCAATTGCAGATATCAAGGCAGACGATGATTGGGGCTACGTAGAGAATAAAGAGTTCTTTGTTGCAGGTAACCCATGGCTTGAGAGGTAAACGTGACTAAGTTAGAGAAAAATCTTAACGACCTTTTTGAAATAGCTCAAGACACTCCTTCTATAGTAGAAAACAAGACCCCCTCTGTTGTAAGTAGACAGGGAGGGGATTTGTCTGGTGATATAGATACCGATTACAGATACGCTAGAGAAAATCTGTACGATATTATTGAAAATGGATCACACGCTCTTAACGAATTAGTAGAGATTGCCAAGGCGTCAGAGCATCCTCGTGCCTTCGAAGTAGTAGCATCATTAATGAAGACATTGACCGATGCAAACAAAGACTTGCTGGATATCCAATCCAAGGTTAAGAAGCTAAAGCAAGATGATACCGTACAGCAAGGTCCTAATAATGTAACCAACGCACTATTTGTTGGGTCTACGACCGAATTACAATCTATGCTGAAGGATAAGCTAGATAATAATACTTGAAGCGGCTACACCGCTATTATCCCCGGTTGGTATAAAAAGTCAACAGATATGACGTCACAAAATTATCTTGGTAACAAGAATCTTAAAAGGGTCGGTGTTCCTGTAGAGTTTACACAGGAGCAAGTAAAGGAGTATATCAAATGCTCTAGAGATCCAATTCATTTTATAAGACAATACGTTAAGATCGTAAATGTTGACGAGGGTTTAGTAAACTTTGAGATGTGGCCATTTCAAGAAGAGATGGTTCAAAAGTTCGGTGATAATAGATTTGTCATTTGTAAATTACCTCGTCAGGTAGGTAAGACCACTACCGTTGCAGCTTACATTCTTTGGCAAGTACTTTTTAATGAACAATACAGTGTAGCTATTCTTGCAAACAAATTAGCGCAAGCTAGAGAGATTCTTGGTAGAATACAAACTGCTTACGAGCATCTTCCAAAGTGGTTACAGCAGGGTGTTAAAGAATGGAACAAAGGTAACATAGAATTAGAAAATGGTAGCGAGATTCTTGCATCAGCAACATCATCAAGCGCTATTCGAGGTACATCTCAAAATTTGATCTACTTAGATGAGTTTGCTTTTGTACCTAACAACCTACAAGAGGAATTCTTCGCTTCAGTATTTCCAACCGTTTCTTCAGGTACATCAACTAAAGTACTGATTACATCAACTCCAAATGGAATGAATATGTTCTATAAGATTTGGGTTGATAGTGAAGAAGGTAACAACGATTATATTAGACAAGATGTTCATTGGTCAGATGTTCCGGGAAGAGATGAAAAGTGGAAAGAGGAAACAATTAAGAACACGAGTGAGGAACAATTTAGACAAGAGTTTGAATGCGAGTTTCTAGGGAGTACTTCAACACTTATTAACGGCAGAAAGTTAGCACAAATCCCATTCAAAAAACCAATACAGTCTGTAAACGGCTTTGATATTTACGAAAAGCCCAAACCCGATCATTTATATGTAATTACAGTAGATACATCAAGAGGTGTTGGATTAGACTATAGCGCTTTTGTCGTTTTTGATGTCACCGACATACCGTATAAGATTGTGGGCAAGTATCGATCAAAAGACATTTCCCCAATGTTTTATCCGGACGTAATTGTCAACGCAGCTAGAATGTACAACGATGCGTTCTTATTAATAGAATTGAACGATCTTGGAGAAACAGTTGCAACTATCGCACAACAAGATCTCGAATACGAAAACGTTTTAACGACAAGTGTAAAGGGAAGAGGCGGACAACAGGTTGGTGGTGGCTTTGCGCACAGAGTACAGTTGGGCGTAAAGACTACAAAAACTGTAAAACGAATTGGGTGCTCTAATCTCAAGGATATAGTTGAGAATGATAAGGTAATACTAAACGATTACGACCTACTTCAAGAATTAAGTGTTTTTATAAATAAAAGGAACAGCTATGAAGCTGAGGAAGGTCATCATGATGACCTTGTAATGTGTGCAGTTTTATTTTCGTGGCTAGTTAGACAAGAGTTCTTTATAGAACTAACAGATAATGATGTGAGAAATAGATTGTACCTCGAAAATCAAAAGATGATTGAAGATGATGTACTACCTTTCGGCATTATAGATGATGGTCAAGATACACTTCAGCAAGAAGACTCCTACGGTTCATTGGGTTATCAATACAGTGTTGAGGATACCGTAGATTTTTAAATTTATAAATATACAAGATAATAAACCACGAGGAGACTAAGATGGCCTTCCAAATTTCTCCAGGAGTCAATGTAAGTGAGATCGATCTCACAGCTATTGTTCCTGCGGTGCAAACGACTGCTGGCGGTTTCGCTGGCCAGTTTCGTTGGGGTCCAGTTGAGCAACGTGTGCTTATCAGCAATGAAGCGCAACTAGTTGGTCAATACAGCAAACCAAACAACACTTACTTTAAAGACTTCTTTACCGCTGCAAACTTCCTTGCATACGGTGATACGCTTTATACGGTTCGAATTAACAACACTGGCCTGAGTAATTCTATTACGGCTGGTAACAGCTCCGTTACTCTGATCAAGAGTGAGGAGGATTACGATAACAACTTCTCCTCAGGTCTTTCTGGAGTAGGTAACTTTATCGCTAAGTATCCTGGAGAACTTGGTAACTCACTGAAGTACTCTGTGTGCCCAAGTAACACAGCTTTTGAATCCACTCTGTCAGGTAACTATACTGTTGTAAATGGTAACAATGGTGTTGTATTCTCTGCAAACCAAGCAGCCGTAATCTCTACTGGTGATTTGCTGCAACTTGGCCCAGACAAGGAAATTTACAAAGTATCAACTGTCGACGTTGGCGGTCTTTCCGTTATTCTTACTGATGAGTACAGTGGTAACACAGTAAACGCTGGTACAGCTCTCAATCGTCGATGGGAATATTACAACTTTGTATCTCGTCAACCAGGTACTTCAGAGTGGGCAACGGTTCGCGGCGGTCGTAACGATCAAATTCATATAGTTGTCATTGATGAAGACGGTGCTTGGACTGGTGTTAAGAATCAGGTAGTAGAGCGATACGAAGCTCTTTCGCTTGCTGGTGATGCTAAGAAAGAAGATGGTTCTACCAACTACTACAAAGAAGTAATCAATCGCGAGTCTAAGTACTTGTGGTGGACTGCTCATGACTCACAGCTGTCAAGCGCTGGTAATGATGCTCTTGGTACATCGTTCAGTGGCGGAAACACTCCGATCACTGCATCGTTTATCAGTGGTTCGGATGGATCAGCTGGAACGTCTGGACAGTTCCAAAGATCATATGACTTGTTTAAGTCTGCTGAAGAAGTGGATGTTTCTCTTCTTTTGGGCGGATCGTCAAGTTCAGCCACAGCTATTCACCTAATCAACAATATTGCTGAATATCGTAAGGATTGTGTTGTATGCTTGTCACCAGAACAGGCTGACGTAGTAAACAACGGGTCCTACACTAACGCAGAAGTTGATGACATGGTTGATTTCCGTAACACGCTTCCTTCAACGTCTTACGCAGTACTGGATAGCGGTTATAAGTATCAATATGATAAGTACAACGATCAGTATCGTTGGGTACCTCTTAACGGGGACATTGCGGGAACAATGGTTCGCACAGATACCGTAAGGGATCCATGGTACTCACCAGCCGGTCTTAACCGTGGTAGGATTAAGAACGTAATAAGTCTTGCATTTAATCCTAACAAGACAGCACGAGACCAGCTTTACAAGAACGGCATTAACCCAGTAACTACTTTCCCAGGCGAAGGCACTATCCTGTTTGGTGATAAGACGCTGCTAGGTTATCCAAGCGCATTTGACCGAATCAATGTACGACGATTGTTTATCGTACTTGAGAAAGCAATTGCAATTGCTGCAAGACAAAGCCTGTTCGAATTCAACGATGAATTCACCAGAGGACAGTTTGTTAACTTGGTCGAGCCATTCCTGAGGGATGTACAGGGTCGTCGCGGTATCTTCGACTTCCGAGTCGTATGTGACGAAACCAACAACACGCCAGAGATCATTGATCGAAACGAGTTTGTTGGTGACATTTACGTCAAGCCTGCACGTTCAATCAACTTTATTCAGCTCAACTTTGTTGCGGTGAGAACTGGTGTCGAGTTCGAAGAAGTCGTAGGCCAGTTCGGATAATAAAGGAGAACACAAATGGCTTTTAATGTAAATGAATTCAAAGGTAAGTTGTCAGGAGGCGGGGCTCGTCCCGCCCTCTTTGACGTTCAGATCTTTGGACAGGGTGTTCCGGAAGTAAGTTATCACTGCCGAGCTACTCAGCTTCCTCAGTCAATCCTTGGTCAGGTAATTGTACCTTACTTTGGTCGACAGGTTAAGCTGGCTGGTAACCGCACATTCGATGATTGGACAGTAACAATTATCAATGACGAAGACTTTCAGATCCGAAACGCACTTGAGTTGTGGAGTCACAACATAAACCGGCACGTTAGCAATGTTAACGCGCTGGGCTCGTCCAAGTCTGCATACCAAGGTAATGCACTGGTAAACCAATACTCACAAACAGGCGACAAGATTCAAACTTATACCTTTACTGGAATCTATCCGATTTCAATTGGGCAGATTGATCTTGCATGGGAAGCTGAAGCAGTAGAAGAATACAGTGTGACGTTTGCCATTGACTGGTGGGAGCACGGCGATGCTGGGGTAACCGGTTAATAGGAGCTGTAAATGGCTAATGAACTTTATACTGCCGCTAAAGAAGACTTTTTGTCTGGAAATCTTAATCTATCTTCAAACACGATTAAGATTATTCTAGTAGATAACGGAGTATATACTCAGGCTACGGCTCATACAAGCCTAGCCGATGTACCCGATGTGGCAAAGGTTGCAACGGCAAACCTTACTAATACATCAGTTACGAGTGGTGTATTTGATGCTGATGATGTAACCTTTACAGCTGTATCAGGTGCAAACTGTGAAGCTCTTATTATCTACCACGATAAAAGTGCAGACGGGTATGCAAACTCAACCATGCGATTAATCGCTTATATCGATACAGCTACAGGCTTACCTATCCTACCTAACGGCGGTGATATTACAGTTAGGTTTTCTAGCGCAAATACTAAAATCTTCGCTCTGTAATAACGCCATATGACGAGGTCCATAAATACTATGGACCTCCTTTTTATATCTTTGAGGAACCAAGCGTGGCAGAACTCTTTGGATTCAAAATTACAAGGGCTGACAGCGAACAAAAAGAAGAGCTGAAGACCTTTGTCCCTCCACAAATCGACGATGGTGCAGTAGAAATTGCACCAGGCGGTTCCTATGGTACTTTTGTTGATCTCGATGGCACTGCTAAATCTGAAGCAGAGTTAGTAACCCGCTATAGAGAAATGTCCATGCAGCCCGAATGTGATTCAGCTGTTGAAGACATTATCAATGAAGCAATTGTAATGGATGATAAGAATCCAATTGAAATTGTTCTTGATAATCTAAAACAGCCGACTTCTATTAAAAACAAAATCAAAGAAGAATTCGAATCTTTACTTGAGATGCTGGACTTTAGCAATAAAGGCTACGACATCTTTCGCAGATGGTATGTTGATGGTAGAATTTACCACCACATCATTATTGATGATAAAGATCCTAGAGACGGCATCAAAGAACTTAGATACATTGATCCCAGAAAGATAAGAAAAGTACGTGAAAAGTCAAAATCTAAAGATCCACGTACCGGTGCTACAATCTACAATCAAGATCAAAAAGAGTATTATCTTTATAATCCAAAAGGAATCACTTCATCGGCAACTCAAGGCATTAAGATTGCCGTAGACAGTATTAGTCACGTTCACAGTGGTTTGATGGACACTAGGAATAATATGATCCTAGGCCATTTGCACAAGGCTGTAAAGCCTATTAACCAACTTAGAATGCTAGAAGATGCGACTGTAATATACAGGCTTGCTAGAGCCCCTGAAAGAAGGATCTTCTACATCGACGTGGGTAATCTGCCAAAGATGAAGGCAGAGCAATATCTTCGAGACATGATGGTCAAACATAAGAATAAACTGGTATATGATGCTGCTACGGGCGAAGTACGCGACGATCGAAAGTTTATGACGATGTTGGAGGACTTCTGGTTACCACGCAGAGATGGTGGTAGAGGAACTGAAATAACCACTCTACCAGGTGGACAAAATCTTGGCGAGATGGATGATGTTGACTACTTCCGACGCAAACTATACAAGTCTCTAAACGTACCCGTTACTCGTATGGAAGCTGATAATCAGTTTAATCTTGGTCGTGCCTCAGAAATCACAAGAGACGAAATTAAATTTAACAAGTTTATTCAACGACTGAGAAACCGATTCTCGCATCTGTTTGATGGTCTGTTAGAAATACAACTTGTACTTAAAGGTGTTCTTTCCCGGAGTGATTGGGAAGAAATGCGTAACACCATTCATTATGACTTTAGAGAAGACAATTACTTTTCCGAGCTTAAACAATCAGAAATAATGACAGAACGTCTCCGTCTTGCTGGAGAGATTGATCCTCTTGTTGGAAAGTATTATTCAATGAAGTGGGTTCGAGAAAACGTTTTAAAAATGACAGAAGATGAAATTAAAGATGTCGATCAGGAAATCGATGCTGAACGTCAGGAAATGGATGACGAAGGCATGATGAATGGACCCGTAAATTATCAAGGGGACAACCCTGAAGAACCTCAACCTGATCAACAAGAGGAGTTCAAGCCCGATTCGTCTATAAGCGATGAAGAGAAGAAGTTAGTAGAAAGTATGACTAGATTTATGGATTCTATGGCTTCTGAGAACTTTGAGGACGAAGATGAATGAAGTTGATCAGGCGAAACTTCTAGCCGCACTGCTAGGCGTTCTCAAAAAAGAGAATAGCAAAGCTAAAAAGGCACTCGCAGAAGAACTATCCAAAGAACTTGAAGACCTGATAAACGATCAGTCAGGAACGCAATACCTGCAGCTTGATGAACTTGAAAGCCCCGTACCTATTCAGGTATTTCGTGGCGAAAAGGGTGACAAAGGACCACGTGGTCTAAAAGGATCTAAAGGTGATAAGGGCGCTAGAGGTCTATCTGGACCTCAAGGTCCTACTGGACCAGCTGGCGCTACCGGACCTATGGGACCACAGGGTTTGCAGGGTCCCATTGGTCCACAAGGTCCAAAAGGTGACGATGGTAGAGATGGTGAAACACCAGACGTCGAACCTTTTAAGACTAAGATCACAGACGACTTTGAAAAATTCACTCAGAACATCTCTTCACAAATCACCAGAATGGCATATGCCAAAGGTGGTGGTGGATCATCAGGATCCGGTGAAGTAAGATTACTAAGACTCGATGACGTTGACACTTCGGCGCTTGGTGATCGAAAATATCTACAATATAATTCAACGACAGAAAAGTTAGAGTTTACATCATCTGTTGTTTCTGCCAATGCCGTAACTCAAAGTGACCTAGATGCATACTTACAAGTTGCTAATGCTAACTTTGTAACACAAGATCAACTCGACAATTATCTCCAAGTAGCCAACTCTGGATCAGTATCCAGTGATCAACTAGACCAGTATCTTCAAGTTGCAAATAGTGTATTGTTTGTCACACAAAGCGATCTGGATGCTTATCTTCAAGTAGCTAATGCTAATTTTGTTACACAGAACATCCTCGATGGATATCTACAGGTAGCCAACAGCGTCAACTCTGTTACGGGAGCAAATAATCTCGGTTCTGGGTCTACCCTGTTTACAAGTAAAATAAATAATATATTGCAGTTTAAAACTGTGTCTAGTGGTTCTGGAATTTCTATTTCTTCCAACGGCGAAGTTCTACAAATTTCATCCACAGTATCAGCTGCGGCAGCCGGCGAATTCGATTACGGATTTATTACGTCAGCTGTTGGGGTCCAGCATGATTACGGAAGCCTAGCTTAATGTCGATAGAAGTAAAATTTCGAAGAGGTACATCTACTGAGCACGATAGCTTTACAGGAGCTAATGGTGAGATTACTATCGACACTACTATCAAGACTCTCAGAGTACATGATGGTGTTACCACTGGTGGTGTTAGGATAGCCAAATATAGTGACTTAGGAAGCGCTGCTAATTTAGAAAGTATTTCTACAAATCTTATACCAAGTGCTAATGTAACCTTCGACATTGGTACATCTGAGTTAGCTTGGAGAGATTTGTATCTCTCAGGTAATACAATTCACCTAGGTGGTAACAAAATTAGTACCACTAGCAATACTGTTACAATTGCTGGAACGGATGGTCAGCCAGTAAGACTGGTAACAGACAGTATTGCTATTGGAGATGTCGCCGGCGGTACAGCTACAGTACTTAAGTCTGTAAGCGGAAAATTAAACACTGTTAGCACCGCTGATGAAACACAAACCTTAGCTACAAGTTTTGCAAATGTAAGTATAACTAATTTAGTCCTTGAAAATGTTTTAGGAACACAATATGGTGGTACGGGTCTATCATCATTTACACAAAATGGTGTATTGTTCGCATCGAATAGTTCTGTTCTTGGTTTTGTAACGGGTACATCTGGCAAGGTCATGCAAATTGGATCTAATGGAGTACCAGACTTTGATGATTTGGATGGCGGAAGTTTTTCATGAATGAAAATGAACAGGTATTAGAGACGTTCATTAAACAACAACAAGAAATGATAAGTGATTTGTCTCAAAACAATATTATGCTAAAAACTAAAGTAGAGTTCTTAGAAAAAAAATTATTAGAATTTGATACGTTTGAAAAAAATATCTTAGACCTCAAAAGGGATAAGCTGCGCCTTCAACGAAAAATTGACACGTTAACAAATACAAACAAGACACTAAATGACAGAATTCGTAATGGTAAAGATGAAAATAAAGAGCTTAGGCATATCCTAGAGCAAAAAAAACTTATAAATAAAACTACAATATCAGGTTTTTCTCACACTGGTAAAATTCAAAGGTAATCCACTATGGCTTCGATAATTAAGCTGAAAAGAAGTTTAACTCCGGGCTCGGTTCCAGGCTCTCTTGCAGCTGGTGAATTGGCAATCAACATCCCAGATAAGAAACTTTTTTCTTCTAACGGTTCATCCGTATTCAATGTATCAGGTGATCAATACAATCTAGCATCTGGCACATCTTCACAAGGTCACGCTCAGGTCACATTGTCTGTAGACAATGACGCACTGTCAAATGACTCAATTGAGTTGATTGGCGGTACTGGAGTAAGTGTAACCCGTAACGGAAACGGTACAATTACATTTGCTTCAACAGGTACGGTTTCGCAAGCAGATACTTTATCTTCAGCTCGTAACATTTCATTGGGTGGTGATCTTTCTGGTTCTGCAAGTTTTGATGGTTCTAGTGATGTAACAATTACGGCAACCATTCAAAACAATTCAGTCGCTCTGGGTACTGACACAACTGGTAACTATGCAGCCAGCGTTGCTAACACAGACAACAACATTGTTGTAACTGGTTCAGCTGGTGAAGGCACAGCATTTACTGTTGGCTTGGCTGGAACAATTAGTTCTGATACCACTGGTAACGCTGCCACAGCTACTGCTCTTGCAACTGCTCGCAATATTCAAATCAGTGGCGACCAAGCAGGTACTGCTTCGTTTGATGGTACCGGTAACATCAACATTGCCGTCACTACTCAAAACAATTCTGTCGATCTTGGTACTCATACTACAGGAAACTATGTAGCAACTGTTGCTGCTGGTCCTGGACTTGACGTATCTGGTTCTGGTTCAGAAACCGCTGGAGTGACAGTTGGTCTGGCTGCTACTATTGCCGCGAACACAACTGGTAATGCTGCAACCGCAACCGCTCTTGCAACTTCACGTAACATTGCTCTTACCGGTGACGTAACGGGTACAGCTTCTTTTGATGGTACCGGTGATGCTTCTATTACCGCTACGATTGCAGCTGATTCGGTCGCTCTGGGTAATGACACGACTGGTAATTACGTAGCTACTGTAACTGGTACTGCTAACGAGATTGAGGTAAGCGGCTCTGGTTCTGAAACTGCTGGTGTTACAATTGGTTTGCCAGATAACGTAACCATTGGTAACAACCTGACTGTTTCCGGTAATACTTCAATTGCTGGTAATTTAACTCTCGACGGTAATTTGGATGTAAATGGTACTCTTACCTACATCGATTCAACTACCGTAACTATCGGCGACAACATGCTTAAGTTGGCTAACACCAACAACGCTGATAGCATTGACACTGGTTTCTATTCGCTGTATAATAGCGGTGGTAACAAGTACACTGGTCTTGTTCGCGACGCAACCGATGGAGCCTACTATCTGTTTGACAACCTGTCGACAGAGCCAGGTCAAACAATTAACTTTGGATCGGTTGGAGTAGCTACTCTTAATGTTAATATTGACGGCGGTACTTACTAAAAAGTAAAATGACGACACCCCCGTACATACGGGGGTTTACTCTAAATAGAGGTTATCATGACGTCTACTATACGTATTAAACGTAGTTCGGTTGCCGGAAAAATTCCGAACACGTCAAACATTTCAACTGGCGAGTTGGGTCTCAACTTAGCCGACAAAAGACTATTTTCATCTAACGGATCAACTACCTTTGAGTTGGGATCTAATCCCCACTCTTTGTCTGTTGGTTCCGGATCCTTTACTATTGCCAATGGCGCTTTAACATTTCCAACGGCTGATGGTACTAATGGACAAGTGCTTCAAACTAATGGGTCAGGAACACTATCTTTTGCCGATAGTTCAGGAGGTATTGCCTTAACCGATCTTAGTATTTCAACATCTGCAGCTAGCGGCAACGGAGCATTAAGTTATAACAATAGTACTGGTGTGTTTACATTTACTCCAGCCGATACAGATGTTACACAATTTGCACCTCGTAAGTTAGATTCAATCTCTACTGTTAACGGCCAAGCTACGTACAGTATGCAGATTAGTGCTTCTAGTCATTCACCAGCAGACATTAATACGCTTATCGTTTCTCTCAACGGTACTATACAAGAACCGGGTACCGCTTTTACTATAAGCGGTTCGAACATTACGTTTATACCTGCTTTGGTAACAGATGATGTAATTGACTTTATTATTGATTACGGTAGAGGCGTAACCGTTGGTTCCTATAATGACTTGTCCAATCTACCTAATCTAGATCAATACTTACAAGTAGCTAATGCTAATTTCATATCTAGTGATCAATTGGATGCCTACTTACAAGTAGCCAACGCTGCTACAGTAGCCACTAGCGGATCGTATAATGATTTAACTAGTTTGCCGAACTTGGGACAGTATCTTCAAGTAGCCAACGCTGCTACTGTGGCTACTAGTGGTTCATACAATGATTTAACTAGTCTGCCTAACTTAGGACAGTATCTTCAAGTAGCCAACGCTGCTACTGCTGCCATTACCAGTGGTACCATTAACGGAACAACGATTGGTGGCACTACAGCCGCCGCAGGTACGTTTACGACTGTTAACGCTACTACTGTCGACGCTACAAACCTTGAGGTTACAAACCTGAAGGCAAAAGATGGTACGTCTGCTGGGTCTATTGCTGACTCTACTGGAGTTGTAACGCTAGCTAGCTCTGTTTTAACCACTACCGACATTAATGGCGGCACGATTGACGGGGCTACTATTGGCGGGACTAGTGCTGGTGCAGGCACGTTTAGCAGTATGACTGCTACAACAGCCGACATTAACGGCGGTACGGTTGATGGCGCAAATATTGGCGCAACAACAGCAGGAACGGGTAAATTTACTACGCTTAATGCTACAGGGAAAACTACGTTTGACGCCGAGATCGAAGAGCAACAGTACAGCTTAACAGGCACGGCGATTGACCCTGCAAACGGCACGATCCAGTACAAGACATTAGCAACAAACACTACGTTTACCGAGTCTCTTGCAGATGGTGAGTTTGTCACGTTAATGATTGATGATGGCACTGCTTACGCTGTCACGTGGCCTACGACTACGTGGGTTGGCGGGTCAGCGCCTACACTTGGCACGAGTGGATACAACGTAATTCATCTTTGGCACGTCAACGGTGTGCTTTACGGCGCGTTTATCGGGACAACAGCTTGATGCCTTCACGTTCTCCCTTTTTAATGTCTACCTTTCAAGACACCGGCGTTCAAGTCGAGTTTGACAGCGGGGACAGCGATCATACAGCCACCAACTCTGGTGACCCTTCAATTAGTTTGTCAGTGGCTCAAGACGACTACGTTATTGTTTTCTGTGCGGGAAGGGACGTATTAGGGGCTACTTTTTCTAGCTCTGACTATTATCAGCCAGCGGCTTTATCGGGCGATAACCAATTACTGGGAGATGACAACAGACACGTAGTAAATGAAACAGAAAACATAATAATGAACGCTGGAGGAACTTTAACCGTCACGAAGGACTCTGGCGGGTCCGGTGATGGCGGTGCTATAGCGGGCGTAGTAATACAAAACGGGTATGACACAACTGATGTTACTGCTGCCGGCGGTTCAACCGCATCTATTTCTAATGTTTCCTCTAGCGATGTTGTCCTTATCTGGGAAAACCGACAAAACTCAACCACTGTTCCTTCTACGCCATCAGGATTTACCAGCATAGGGTCTGGAACCTATGAGTCCGGCAGGGGAGGCAACATATACGACAGCACCTATAGGTTGTCATACAAAGACAATGCGAGCGGCACTGTGTCGCATACTAGCGATGCTTCCTTTTATGGTGGCGTCCACATGGTTGTCATAAAGCGGATACTGAAAGATTACGAACTGTCCAGCTATGGGTCACCGGACTACACGATTACTAGCTTCCCGAGCACAGGAACAGGGGTTACTAGTGGGGCTAATGATTTGTTGATTGCTGTAGACACTACGGTTGATTATGCCGCAGGTGTTGGTGACGAAGGGCTGTTCTTAGAAATGGGGGGCACAGGCGCAGGCTTTGCTTGGGGCTTAGACAACGGCACAACGATGAGAGCAAGAGCCTTTGACGGAGGCGGCGACTTTGAAGATGGTAGTGCAGACGCTTTGGCGGCGGCTAATATTCAATTTGGTGGTATGAGCGCATATCGAAATAGGCTGTGTACGTTTTATATTCGGGTTGATGCTAGTGCTACAAATATGCGTCTTTATGTGCAAGTAGGGGGGCAGGGTAGTCATCATCCCATCCTACTTTTAGTAAACAATACATCTAATGGGCTATACACCTGTCTCTTATACACATCTGACGCTGCCGACGATCTACTCTGTGTAGATCTCGGTGGTCGCCGTATCA